TTTTGACAGTTGAAACAGTCCAGCCGGGCCAGTATCACCCCGGCTACTGTGAGCAAATGATTGAGTACTTCGATCGACCGAAGATGAAGGAGATCATCGACTCATATACCTGGAAGTCCGGAGCCGTTAGTGAAAAAAGTCGCTTTGTTCCAAACACCCCGCCTCACTTTTCAGAGTTTGCGCGGTCCATTGGTGTCACTACCCGGACCTTAAATAAATGGGCTCGAGAGAATCCGGAGTTCCGCAACGCGCATGGGATATGCCAGGAGATCCTGGAGGAATTTCTTATCGACAATGGCCTGGTTGGTGCCTACGGTGCGATTGCTATGAAGTTTGTTGCGGTCAACCGATCGAAGATGAAGGATAAGCAAGTTCAAGAAAATCAAACTATCGATTTGAATCAGGTGCTTGATGCTATTGCTGACGGTAAGGTTCGGCCTGGTGGACAGATGGAGCTTCCTGGCGAAGAGGAATATTAATAATATGGAATCACTAAAACGACAAAATCATGCAAACTTTTTTACTCCAGCTCCGACTGTGGCTAACTTCACTGGTGTTGATTCTGCACAACCGGCACAGCACCAGCCGGCGCAAGATGACGGTGGAATTTCTCGAGAAGAATCCCGGGCAGCAGAACGAGTTACTGAAAGCGTACCTTCCGCAGCTATTGCTAGCGGGCCTAGTGCTACTACTCGTACTGCTGATACCCCTGACCATGTTGTAGCAGGGGATTTTAGTACTTATGTTGTTCCGATCGCTTCGACGGATTATGAGGGGTTGGAAAAATTGGATGCGAGATTGGCTGACCGAATTTGGCGGCTGAATAATTTATATTGGGTAGTGGATGAGGATGGTAATTTGATGAAGTTTAAATTGCGACCGGCTCAGATTTATCTGATGGAGAACATGCACTACAAAAATATTGTGCTGAAAGCGCGTCAGTTGGGATTCACCACCTTCATTTGTATCTTCATGCTCGACTACGCGCTGTTCAACCGGAACAAATCTCTCGGTATCATCGCCCACACGAAGGATGATGCTTCGGTCATTTTCCGGAAAGTAAAAATTGCCTGGGAAAATTTCCCAAAGCACTTGAAGGATTGGTTCAAACTACAATCAGTCGGTGACTCGGCTGTCGAATACCAATTTACAAACGGTTCAATAATGCGTGTCTCTACTTCCCTTCGATCAGGTACCTATCAGATGGTACTCATTACTGAGTTTGGAAAGATTTGCGCTCGGTTCCCGGAGAAGGCGACTGAGATCATCACTGGTACACTGCCGGCTGTCCCGAGTAGAGGTGTAGTCTTTATGGAGTCAACAGCTGAAGGTGAGGAAGGTCACTTCTACGATTACTGTCAGGATGCGATGGAGACGAAGAGATTGCAGCGGCCACTCACCACGAAGGATTACAAATTCTTCTTCTTCCCCTGGTACCAGAACCCGGTCAACCTCATCGAAGGTGATATTCAAATCACTCCGGAGATTAATGAGAAGCTCGACAAGGACCAGCGGTTAGTGAAAGTTGTTTTCACCCAGGAACAGCGCAACTGGTACTACCTCACCAGCAAGGATCTCAAATTCAAAATGCCTCAAGAGCACCCTTCCACTCCGGAAGAGGCGTTTCTCACATCCGGTAACAAACTATTCAACGGTGAAGTCATCGATGCTCAGCGTGAGAAGTACATGGCTGACCCGATAATGATCGATGGCGACTTCCATATATATAAGCGGTACGTTCCGACTCATGTGTATGGGCTTGGAGCCGACGTATCGGTTGGAGTCAAGCGAGACTCATCTACGATCGTCGTTATCGACTTCACTACCGGTGAGGTAGTAATGACATATCGCAGCAATACTATCGATCCGGTACTATTCGCTCACGACATAAAGAAGGCGGCATTGATGTACGGAGGATGTATAGCTGCTCCGGAAGCCAACAGCGTCGGTATGACCACATGTGTGACACTAAATGCCATCTATCCATACATTTATACTCAGGTGCGCGAGGGGCTTCTCGAGGAAGTAGCTTCAAACAAGCTCGGCTGGCTGACCACTTCAGCAACGAAACCTCGGATGATGTATGAAATGTCTGAAGCCGTCGAGAATGATGAATTGAAGTTGGTAGACGAAGGAATTTTATTAGAAGCCAAAAAGTTCAACAAAGAAGATACGTTGTCGGTCCGGACCGATGAAAATACCACCCGGCACTTCGACCTTCTTACCGCAGCTGGAATAGCTTGGGCCATGAGGACCTACAGCACGAAAGGAAAAGCTGATCCGGAAGATGTTTCCAGGGTTGAAGAGAGGCGCGAGCGAGTGAGGACAGGGGGCCGTAAAGCATATCGATAATTATTATGTCAACATCAACAGTAAAACAACAATACGAATGGACAGCCGATTCAAAAACCGGCAAGGGTCCACAATCTGTAGCCGGCATGGTGGGGAATTTCAAAGAAAACTTTCTTAAAAAAGAGATTGAGATTGTTCCTGGCTTGATGCACAACCAGTACGAAGTAGTGAAGCGAACTTATTTCTACCAGCACAACCAGTTTGAGTCTGGACCAATCGATGAGAACGGAGATCCAAAATATTTCTACGACCTGGTGACTGATCGAAATGATGACGCGAGCAAAAACATCGACCTCGATACCAAAGACGTTTACATCAAGGGTGAATCTGAAGGGGCATATCTGAAGAGCTGGATGCTTCGTCGAGAGTTCATGGGGTATGCGAAGGAATCAGGATTTGGTAAGAAACTCAACGAACTATCGGATGACTTGCCGGGATTCGGTACTGTCGTTTGGAAGAAGGTGAAAAACGCTCAAGGCCGAACCGATGTCGAAACTGTTGAGCTCATCAATCTGATGAACGACCCGGCTGTCAAAAAGCTGAGCGACGGTATGGTCATCGAACGCCATGTGTTGACTCAAAATGATCTCCACCGGTACAAGTCCTGGGACCAGGATGCTGTGAGAGACTTGATCTCCGCTAACCAGACTATTGCACGTGTTGGTTTCATCGACACGAATCAGCAAAACATCAGCACCTCTTCCGGAACCAACATCGATGAGTACACACCGTTCTATGAAGTGTACGAAATGTGGGGAGAGATGCCTCGCTGGATGTACGAAAAGTATAAGAAGGGAGGCAAGCCTCGCGTATACAAACGAGGATTACCACCGATGCAGAAGCAACCGGGAGCAATCGAATCTCCTTACCAGGGGAACATGAATGAGACGGTGTATGTGATGGCAGTGGTATCGGGAATCAATTCCGGCCAGACTGAGACAGTACTATTCTGTAAAGAGGTCAGCCGGGACTTATTCCCATACAAAGAGGTTCACTTCCGTCGTCGAAAAGGTCGATGGCTGGGAGTTGGAAACTACGAGGCTTGTTTCGACCTAACTGAGAAGGCAAATGAGATTACCAACCGGTATTTCTCATCATTGCGTATTGCATTGCTACACCTCTACCAGACTCGAGATAAAACTCACGTGAAGAACGTTCTCTCCGACCTGCTCGATGGCGATCTCGTCGTCAGCAAGTCAGAGATTGGAGCTATTCCAACTGAGATCCGTGGAGCTCAGGACTATCAGATTGAGATGGGAATGATCGAAAAGAAGGCTGACCGTATCTGTAAGTCACTCGAGGTAGTGACCGGAGCGAACCTTCCTTCGAACACACCATTCAAGCTCGGTAGCCAACAACTGGTATCAGCAACAAAGTTCTTTGAAAAGGTCCAGGAGAATGAAGGACTCTTCCTGGAGGAAGTATTCAACGAATGGTTGCTTAAAGACTTCGGAAAAGCTCTCACTGAAGAGCACATTCTCGACATCCTTGATGATACTGAAGATATCGACATCTACTATGCAGCGAAGAGAAAGATCTTCCAGTATGATGTAATGAAGAGGTACATCCTCGAGAACAATGAAGTGCCGACAGCTGAGCAGCTGACTCTCGTTGGTCAGCTGGTCCAGGACCAAATTAAAAAGTCTCCAAAGCAAATCCGAGTGGAGCGAGAATATTACACCAGCTTCAAATACTCGGTGAAGATGGTAATAACCGGTGAAAATGATCGGAAGAAGGAGAACCTTGAAACACTTTCAGACATCTATCAGGTCACAGCTGCGAATCCAGCTGCCATACAAGAACCTAGACTTCTGAAAATTCTAAATCTTATTTTGGAAGAATCAGGATACTCTCCATTAGTTATCAATGGAATCAACCAAACCCCAACTAATCCGAGCCTCAACCCTGCGAATCAGGGCGGGGCCGGCCCGGACCGCGGAGGCGGTTCCCCAGCTGAAGCAGCGGCCGCTGCAACGGCTGGAGGTCCGGGGGTACCGGGTGCAGACCCGGGAGCAGTTTAAT